AAGCTGTGACCCAAGAACTTGAACCAACTACTTCCCAAGAACCATTTAACTTTTGGTATAACTTAACAGGAACGTTACCTGTTAAAGCCACTAAAGCATAATCGTCTGCTTGTCCAAAAGACGCAATAGGTCTAAAGTTGTCAGCTGAGTCAATAACTCTTGAACCAGTTACTCCTGGTTTATCTGATAGTACTGTTGGCTCTACTACATCCCATGAAGATGTTGTTGTGTTCCAAGAGTGAATACCAAATTTTGAATTTGACGTATCTAACCAATACGTACCATCTGCTGGTGCTATAGAAGGTGCAGTTGCTGAACCTTCTAGTTCATCAAGATTAACATTAGCTCGAACCACGTATGCTCTATTGGCTATTCCCAAGAATTGATAAGCGGCTAGTAAACCATATTCATTTCTTTCATCTGCGTGTAACGGTGTACCTGCTACTGATTGAAATGACGGTGTACCAAACGTATTCACCAACTCTCTTTGGCTTGTAATTAAAAAAGGTTTTTCAACGTTAGTTGCTGTTGTACCTGATGCAATTCCTGAACCGGCTGAGTCTGGTTTATCTTGACCTGTAGCAATAAACACTAAAGGTACAGTACCTTGACCGGAAGGAGCATACATAGATTCATCAACGACTGAAACTGAAACACCTGGTGAAACTAGTTCTGGCATAGTGAAATCTCCCTACTCTTATTAATAAGTCTTTGAGTATTATCTGTAATACTCTTATATGTTATATTTATTATATTATAGCAAAAGGCACCGATTATATTTGCCCTTTAAAGGTAATGACAACCGGCAAAACCAATAAATATTGATATGAATACAACACACATAAGACCGCTGTGTATAGAGTGTAAAACAAGGCCAGCGGCATACAATTACACAAGAAAGAATAAGATACACTATCGTAAAAAATGCGATCAGTGTATACGAAGAAGTTCTGGCAAGATAACTTCAATTATGCATAGTTGGCAAAAAGCAGGTTATCGTAAAAAAGCTATTTGTGAAAAATGCGGATTCAAAGCTAAACATCCTGCTCAATTAGATGTATATCATGTTGATGGTGATCTATCAAATGCTAATTGGAATAACTTAAAAACTATTTGTGCAAATTGTTCTAGAGTAAAATCTAGAGAAGAAGTAGGGTGGGCACAAGGTGATTTAAAACCTGATTAATGCTTTTTAAATATAGTACCAGATGTAAGTTCAGCTACTCTATCTTGTAGCTCTGGTAAAGGGCAATCATTGTCTATTGTCCAGTCAACTTTGCAACCTAACCAGTCCCATTCAGATCTATGTATACCAATTTCTTCTAAAGACTGTAAAGCAAAGATATCGCCTGAGCAGGCTTCAATAGCTGTTTCGTGCCAGTGTGGTTCTGGACCACGTTTAATTCTAATAATTTTACCACCTAGAGATTTAATTAAATTTACTTCATTTCTAAATCTGCAATCTGTAATAACTGTGGGTTTTTGTCCTGATGCTACATATCTTTGTTCCATGCTATGCAACCATATGTTAGGATTAAAGCCTTCTCTAAACACTTCAGTACCAATGTATTGTAGTGCCATACGTGGGCTGAACTTTTTATTACCTAGTTTTGATCCCCACCATGCATCTGGCATTTCTCTGAATGTTCTACTTTGATCAGATCCACCCTCAAGCATATTTCGTGGCCATCCAAATATTGCTGAACACACATCTTTAAGTGGTCCTGCAAAACTGTCAGAACGAAAGCCTTGCTCTATAAAATAGTTAGCGACAGTATTCTTACCACTGCCCATAAATCCTACTAATCCAATAATCATAATATTATGCTACTACAGTTAGGAAATTTTGTCAACTTTTTTTTACCAATTTATCCAATTACGAATGTAAGTGGATCTTCGCCGGTACCGTAAGTTTCAATTTCTCTTTCTAGTTTTTCAATGGCCTGCATTGCTTCTTGTTTTAGTGTATCGCCATTTAATGATACTCCACCTTGAGCACCAGGTAAACTTGCAAATTTGCTATATGCTTGTCCTAACATCATTTTAGCCTGTGCTAACGCATAATCACGTAACCAAGGTTTTGCGTATCTATCGCCAAGCAATGATTCTTCTGGTCTATTCATAAAGCATTGTAATAATACGTTTTCATCTCTTCTTGGTCTACGCATTATTTGTAATTTTCTTGAATGTTGGTGATATTTAAAATTAATATATCCGCCAAATAATCTTCTTACCATTTCACTAAACTGATTAAATGCGTCCCATGTCATTAGTCCACCAATTCTACCAGCTTGTAAAAAGTATAGGTTTGTATATGCTAATTCAAACGGATCAATATCAACGCCACCTGAAGTTGTTCCAGCAACACCTCTTCTAAAAATTTCTCTAACTTCTATTACTTCTTCTGGAAGTGTGTATTCGCCAACATCTGTTTTAATTTCTAAAAAAATATATGACTCTTCAGTTGATTGAGAACTCTTTTGTCTATATTTGTCTAATGATAAGTCAATTGCTTGATTGTAGTGCTTTGGATCAAGCTCTACATCAACCATACCTTCACCTAGTATGTTACGAATTTCTTCGGTTATTTTTGCTCTGTTTGATTGAGTGTTTGCCATATTAATATCCTATATACAAGTATTTATTTCTTTCTCTGGTGTAGTATGTCTCTTTCGATTGTAGTAAATGCACCATAATGACTACATTGTTTTACACATTTGTTAATATACAGCTCGTTATCAGGATCTCGCCAACTTTCTGCTAGTAAACGACCATAATATTCGCCACCTAAAATTTCTTCCCATGAATGCGTTCTAATGTTATTCCACCCCAAACCAAATTTTGTTGTTAATGATCTTAGTATTGATTGATCCTTAATTGCTTGTTTAGAATCACCAGGTGTACGAAGTATTTGATGAAACCAACAGCAGGGCCATACTGTACCATCATAACCTAAGAATGCTCGGCTTGAATGTATTAATCTACATTTAATTGTTTTTGCTAATTTGTTTTCTTTTACAGTTTTTTTATTATCAAAAACTTTTTTATCTAATAATTTTGCGTGTTTATCTACTTGTGAATGTTTATATTTTTTATCTTCTGGTGCATTAATTTCAATTACTTTAGTCTCAATTTTACCGTTAACCTTTTGTTTTATTTTAGAAACCCAAGGTTCTTTATTTCTTGTTGATTTTCTAACTGCAAAAGTAATAGGAATACTTTCAGCTTCTTGCCTTGCTAATTCAACTTCATGTTTGTTGTGTTCAAAAACAAGATACTGCCATGTACCACGTCCACCAGCATCCATATATGCTCTCATATTGTTTATTGCTTTGTCAAAGTTTACATTTACTCTATAAAAATGATTTGTTTCTCTGTGACCATCTAAGTTCCAATATACTTTTAATCTCTGTATACCATTTACTTTTTTACATTTACTACCTAACTTGGCCCACCAATCTGTTGTTTGAATTCCGCCATTTGTTTGTATATGAACTCTTCTTGCTCCTGACTCAATTAAGTAATCAACAATTTTATCTAAATCTTTGTGCATTACAGGATCACCATACACACCACTGAATAACATATCTTTACCTTTAATTACATGAGGAGGTACACCTTTAACAAAATCTTCATACGGAAAATCTTGTACATGAATGTCCGGAGTCGTTTCGCCATCAACTGTTCTCGAACAGCCTGGACATCTTGCATTACACTTTGAAGTAATTTCAAGTTCTAGTTCTTCCATTCTATCTAATAAACTAAACATTAACTAAATCCTCAAATCTGTAACACATATCTTTTGCTGAATATTTTCTTGCTTTATCATAATAATTTATGAGATGCATAGTGTTTTTAATACTGACACCTTTTAAATTTACATCAGATTTTAATATATTTTTTATGCCTAATAAGTTTGTGTGATTCATTGGTGTTGACATATAAGGCAAATTACTTATATCTTCTAGTTTTTCTAATACTTCAAATCTAATTTTTTCTGGCACTAGTCCCCAATGTAATGGCAATGGTTTATTAACTAATATAGGATGCCACATAGTAAAACCAACATCAGACCCATACTGCAATATATCGGGCAGTTGTACTAAATTTAAGAACTGTACAGCGGGGTTTAGCTCGGTACGTATGTTATTGTACCCTTTTTGTTTATATGCTTCTATAAAGGTCTCATAGTTGTAAGATATCTTTGACCATTTAGCAGGCCAACGTATATAATCAAATGTTGTTCCTAATCCATCTACAGAAGCATGAACATCAAAAACTTTAAATCTTGACATCATGTCTACTAACTTTGTTATATCAGTTGTTCCATTTGTAACTAATACTATTGTAATATTTTTAGCATAAGATGTTTTTGATAACTTATCTAAAAATTTAATTGCACCTGGCAATAGTAAAGGTTCGCCACCTGTCATTTTTATTCTTCTTAACGATGATGCAAAGGTTAACATTTCTTCAATGTGTTGTTCTTTAAAGTCTGTAAAACTTCCTGTAGCCTCCATAAACTCTTTTACGTTCTCTGGGTAAGGATTTCTTATTTCTTCTTTCAAATGTAATGATGACGAATGACTATTACACATAATACAAGCCAAGTTACATTTGTTACCAAACTTAATATCTAAAGATACAATTCTTTTTGCACCTCTTCTTTTTATTTCACTCATTAACCTAGGATTATTTTTAGCAAGATTTGTAATTGCATTTACCCTTTTACTCATAGTATATGCGCCGCGATCTTCATAGTCTGTACATCTCTTGCATAATGGTTGATGTTGGTCTTTGAGCATCATCTGTCTTGCTTCATTTAACTTTTTATCATGTACCCAACCTTGTAAAAGACTGCCATATTCTTTTGTGATATCATCAGTTAGTCCATCAGAATAACAACATAACTTTGTCATTCCTTGTGCCGTGTTTGCTATTTCTGTGAATGGTAGTGGGCAGAAATTTTTGCCGTAGTCTTTCACTAGTTGATCGTAGTCAGTCTTTTTCATACTAATATTTAACCGTACTGTTTTATGGCTTTTAGTAGTATGATATTCTTATGAAACTTAGGTATAGGCTCGTATTTTTTACCAGGAAGTGCATCAATAATATTCAACATTTGACGCCAACCATGCTTCTCTGATATTTCTTTTAGTGTGGTTTGTGGATCCGCTAACGTCTTCATTGCTGAACGTTCTGTGTCCCAATTTGATATTTGATTACCATTAACTTTTATTCCATGTAAGTTATCGCAGTAAAATACCATTAATTTTCTAGTTGTGGCATTTATGGCTACTAGCACCTTAGATTCTAAAATTTCCACCGGATTTATGCTTTTAACACCCCAGGATTTATGCTCTGACATATAACGTAACTTTTTAACAATCTTTTCTGGTGTAGGTGGTTTTACCTTTCTAGGTTTACGATTTGCTTTACAAAAGGTTTCCCACTTCTCAGCATCAGTAATTACTCTATCCCAAAACGTAATAAACTTTTTTAAGTCTGGTTTTGAATAATTTCCAAATGCTTCTGCATGATCCTGTTGTTCTTGATTTCTATCTTTTTCTGCTATGCTAACTGATTCTAGTGCTATTTGCATTTCTTTCCTTCGGAGCTCTGCATCAGCAATAAACATCTTCATATAATTTCCGCCTATCTTTTTATCTCTATAAAATTTGTAAGCATCAAATTTGCCTAGTGGTTTACCCAAAGCCCACATTGGCTCGTAAATATCATCTAGATCACACATCCAACCAATAAAATTAGATCGCATACGTTCTTGTATACTAGGTCTTTTTGGTTTTTCAGTTTGTTTAGTTTCTTTAATCACTGGCTTTTCTTCCGTTTTTGGTTGTGGCTTTGCTTCTTTAGTTTCAATAATCGTAGGTGGTTCTCCTGCTTGTCTTTTTAAAAACTCTGGGATGTCCATTAAAAGTTTATCAGTTTTCATACGTTTTTTCACCATTATTGTACCTAGGATAGCACGTCTCTAAATATTTGTCAATCGTCTGTATATAGTTCTAAATAAATAAACTATATATTAAATGGATTAAAATATGCCTAAATTGAGTCTTTGGAAACCAGATCGCGGGAAAGATTATACTTTTATAGATCGTGTCATACGAGAACATTTTGAAATTGGTGGCACCGGTGTATTAGTACACAAATATCTTGGCCCAGAACAAAACACAAACAGTGATGATAGCTCTCTGCCTGAAAATAAAGTTGTTGGACCTAACAATGTTCAAGACTTACTTCTATTAGAAAATAGAGATAGAAAATATGATCCTGATGTATTTGAACTACGTGGAGTCTATACTGTAGCTGATACCGATTTTGATTTATCTCAATTTGGTTTATTTCAAACAAACGATGATGTTCAAATTACATTTCATTTAAATGATATGATTTCAAGACTTGGCAGAAGATTAATGTCGGGTGATGTATTTGAATTACCACACAGAGTTGATAACACTGGTTTAGAATTTTCAGTTATTACAATTCAAACAGCACCAAACTTAAAATTTCAAAAAGGCGAAACAGTAATTGGTAGCTCTTCAAATGTTGAAGGTACTGTAATTAATTATAATCCAGAAGGAAAATATATTAGAGTAGAAACAACCGGAAATTTTACAGTAGGAGAAACTGTTGCAGGTAGCAAAAGTAATGCGGCGGCTGTAGTATCATCATTTACACCAGCTAACCCAGTTGGTGCAATGAGAAAATTTTATGTTGTTGAAGATGCTTCTAGAGAAGCGGCAGGCTATGATCC